TTGCTGGTCAAATAGACTTGCAAAGTATATTAGAAGATATGCTTTTAGCAACTAATCAGTTACTATATCACCTATCATTAAATTAATGCCACTTTATACATTTGAAAATAAAAAAACTGGTAAAGAGTTTACCGAGATGATGACTATTTCTGAAATGGAAAATTATCTTTTAAAAAATAAACACATCAGACAGATTATAAATTCAGTAAATATTGTTGCTGGCGTAAGTGGTGCTAGTTATAGATCAGATAGTGGTTGGAAAGAAACATTATCAAAAGTAGCAGAAGCACACCCAATGAGTGCTTTAGCAAATGAGATGGGAACAAAGTCAACAAAACAAATCAAAACAGAGCAAGTGATGAAAAAACACAAAGCTAGACAAAATGCAAAAAATAAATAATATAGGGGTGCAGAGCGAGCAACTGAACAACAACGGTCGTATACCAGAGTCTAATAGGTCAATCCGCTCATTGCACCTACCTAAACAAGGAGAAAACTAATGGCAGACATACCTGATTTTATGAGGGAGTTTGATACCGATGTAGATTATGGTTTTACTCCTGTATCAAAGAAACCAGTTGAAGACACACCAGCAATAGATCCGAAGGTTGTAGAAGACTCTAATTTAGAGATTGCAAAAGTTAAAGCAGACGTAGGTGATATAAAGTCTATGATGAATGAAATTATGCAAATTGTAGCAGAGAAAGATTCTGTTAATAAAGAGATACAGGACGCTGACGTATCAGCGAGATTTAAAGAGATTGAAAAGACTATACTACCGTTTTTGTATAATCTTTCAAAAACCAATGAACCTTACATACATTGGCCTAATAGAGGACCAATCATCAAGGCTCAAATGGATAAAATACTAAAACTTACAAGGGGATAATATGTTAGAGATAAAAGCTCATCACAAAGAATTAAAACGAGCGGTGAATGAAATTGAAGATAAAAGAAAACAAGACAGATCAACTAAATTATGGTACGATATGAAAACCTTGAAGAAAATAAAACTAAATGCAAAGGATAAATTAAATGCAACTAAGCAAAAACTTTTCGCTTAAAGAGCTTACTGCTTCACAAACAGCAGATAGACATGGTATTAGTAATAATCCAAGCGAAGATCATATGGATAATTTAAAAAAACTATGTGATAATGTTCTACAAAAAGTAAGAGATCATTATGGCAAAGTAGTATCTGTGTCATCAGGATATAGAAGTCCTGAACTATGTTTAAAAATAGGTTCAAGTGCGAAATCACAACACGCCAAAGGCCAAGCCGCTGATTTTGAAATCTTTGGTGTGCCTAATGCTGAACTAGCAAAATACATTATTGATAGCCTAGATTTTGACCAGCTGATATTAGAGTTTCATAATCCAGAAGAACCTAACAGCGGTTGGATTCATTGTTCGTACAAGAATGCTGAAGATAACAGAAAACAAGTATTAAGAGCATACAGAAATGATGATGGTAAGACGGTATATGAGCCGTACGATCCCAGCTGAGCGTTTGAACGTCTTAATAATGATAAAAAACTAGAGCAAGATAAGATCATAGATCAATATATGCAGAAAGGTATATGAGGTGAAGACGGTTATATTATTAATAGATTTTAAAGGACATCCTGCCCTCGGTAGCGAATATCTTAACAATAGGAGATATGCCGAGGTGCAGAAAATCTTAACAGATACACAAATAGACAAATCAAATATCATATTTGCAGTTTCAAAAGGTAATAAAGACGAAAAATTAGATGAACTTAAATTTATGGCAATACACCTTGGGTTTAAGTTTTATGAATATAATTTAGATACAACCTTTGATGAGTTAAAACAACAACTGCTACAACATCACAATTTTATAATAGACCAAAACGATACACAAATTATAGTTGGTGGAACTAACACAGCAGGTTGTGTTATAAAATCCTCTAAACCAATGAACGCAATTGAATCACATTTAAAAGGTTATCGTACAACCATATATTTACCAATGTGTGCTGAATACGAACAACCAGGCATTAATGACGTTGAAAGAACAATGGTGTCATTAGTTGAGGTATATAAATGGATTAAAAAATATAGAGCATATAGTATTTACCTAGAAACAAACTTATCAGGATTAAATCTACCAAAAAGATGAACACAATTATATTATTGATAGACTTTGAAGGTGAAAGAGAATTACAAGATCAGAATTATCTAAACAAAAGATATGTTGCCTTAATGAACATATTGAATCATAGACAGATAAACAGAAATAAATGTATTGTGGTATTCAATACCTTTAATATTGATACAAAAAATAAATTACAAACTCAATGGGCAAAAATAGATGATCCTCAATTAAAAAAGTTATGTAAATATGCTTGGCTTGAAAAGTGGAATGTATATGACACAGAAAAGGAAACTGAAAATGGTTATAAAGATATAGACATTGAAACTTTTATACAAATAATGAAAGGAAAAAGACCACAATTTGTAATTGATCCTTTAAGAACAAAAATAATAATAGGTGGTACAGAAACAGCAGGCTGTGTTCTACAAACAAAAAAATTAGGTGCCTTACATTGGGCAAAAAGACGTTACAATACTACAATATATTTGCCATTATGTAGTGAATATTCTTCTTATGGTAGTGATTGGCATGATAAACAAAAAAGTGGTTTTGCTAATTTCTGGAGTACAATAAAGAAGACAAAGCCCAAAGATTATCAAACTTTAGAAATTAACAATAATTTAAAAGATTTACTTAATAAATTGCCTTGGAGTGATGAAAGAATCACACCAATGTAGGCTTGACAATATTGACAAATAGTGATATAATGATTATATAAATTTATACGGAAAGGTATATTATGTTTAAACATGTTAAATTGAATGAAGAAGTATTGCCTAAATCTTTAGGTGTGAAAGGCAAGAATCAAAACGGTGTAAGATATTATACTATTGATGGTGTTAATATGCCTTCCGTTACATCTATACTAGGACAGATACCAGAAAAACAAGCAGGTCTACAGGCATGGCGAAATGCAGTTGGTGAGAAAATGGCTAACTACATATCAACGTCTGCTGTCAACAGAGGTAAGACAACTCATACCTTGATTGAGAACCACCTGAACAACGAGGACAAAAAGTCAGTAGGTATAACTGCTGTTACACCACTAGGTCTTTTTAGAATAATAAAACCATATCTTGCTAGAATAGATAACATACATTGCCTAGAAGAATACCTATACTCAAAAGAGATAGGTGTTGCAGGTCAAGTAGATTGTATTGCTGAGTATAGAGGTAAACTATCAGTTATTGATTTTAAGACCTCGACAAAGAAAAGGGATGCTAATTACAATTATGCTAACTTTTTACAATGTTCGGCATATGCAAAAATGTATGAAGAGCTATACCCAAATCACAAAATAGAACAAACTGTTATATTAGCCACATGTGAAGATGGTTTTGTACAAGAATGGATACATACCGAAGATAAAATCAAAGAACACCAAGAGTTGTTTTACAAACACACTAAAGACTTTTTTGACAGAAATAGTATAAATAGTTAATAAAGAGTCAATAGTCGAATTAATAAAAAAGGTGAGTTATTTTATCCTACTTGCGACCATAACAGCTAAAGGGAAATATGAAAAAGATTTTAATAGTTTTAAGTATATTATTTTCAACTATAGTTTATGCCGAGCATGAAGAATTTAGTAATGAAGTTTATATGCAACAGATACCTGCTTTATGTGGTACAGTAAATGCTATACAAACTTATGTTGATCACTATAAATTTAAACCATATCATTTAACACTAGGTAGAACAGGTATGGTAGAAGATGGTGAACCAGTTTATATGATGACTTATATGGTAAATGAAGATAATACACAAACAATTGCTGTATTAGATATACCAAGTGGACTTGAAAGATGTATTTTATTTCATACATTTGATTTAGTAGTGCCACAAAAGAATTAAACGTTGAAGGTAAGAGAATACCTGGAGAAGACGTGGCTGCAATGCCACCCACTCCACCATTTAAACAATGAAATTTAAGGGGTGGAACTAGGATCGATTCACAGTTAAAACTTACTGGAGTTTAGTCGCTGACAACGTAAAGTCATCTTATAAATGCTAACAATTTAGCGATGGCTGCATAAAACAGTTAACGGTTTGCCTGTACCGAGTAACAGAAACAGGCTTGACAAAATCATTCACAAGTGATATAATAAATGTATGAATTTAATGAATAGTAAAAAGTTTGGCTTAATCATAGAAGATATGGTTAAGAAACAAAAAATACCTTATATGGATGCAGTTATAAAATATTGTGAAGAACACGATATTGATTTATCATCTGTTGGTTCACTTATAAACAAACCACTTAAAGAAAAAATAAAAGAAGAAGCACAAAAACTGAACATGGTTGAAAAATCAAGTACCGCAGTTTTACCTATATGAACAGTTATGAAGCTTATACATTATATTTGGCTATTAAACTACACTTCACTTCCGATAGTTATGATTTTTACAGGCACAATGCCAAAGTTAATTCAACATTTAACACATTTTTAAAACGTAATGATAGGTTCTTTTTTCATAAACTTACAACTAAATATACAAAGGAAGAAATGCTAGACTATTTTGTATCTAATTTCTTTCACAATTCAAAAACATGGATAGGTAACCTAGTTAGAGCAGATGGAGAAACAACTTATAACAAGTGGAAAAAATATAATCAATCTTTTACGTACAATTTTAGAGGGGATTGTGTATTACTTTCTAATGTCATTAATGATAATAGGATTCGGTTTGATGATTTGTTTCGTGTACATAGTGGGCAACATCCACGATTGCTACGACTACTTCTATCTGAAAAAATATCAGTACAAACAATCATCATCTTGGATAAAGTTTTATCATTTGTCAAAAGATGGGACAAAGAGATTGCTGAAACAGTTATCTGGCCTGAAAAATCGTTTAAAATAAAGAAATTATCACCTTTTATTAAGTTTAACCTTACTAAATGTAAGTTTATAATGAAAGAGGTGTTTGTGTGAGTGATGACTATGTACCTACGCCGTGCATAAACATATGTACGATTGACCAAGATAGTGGTTATTGCATGGGTTGTAGTAGAACACCAGATGAAATAGATAAATGGGGTAGGCCTGAAACAACTAAAGAATGGAAAGAAAACAATTTGAAGGAGTTGGATGGAAGAACGTAAACTAACAGAGCAAGAAGTAAGAGAAGAATACAGATCACAACGTAAGGACAGAGTCTTTGCTGCATGTTGGCCTGATAATAATGATAGTTTTTACGAGTGGTGTTCTCAATATGTAGATTACGAACATATAACAAAAAATAAAAACAAATGAGCGATGTATTTGAAAGTGTAATAGATGTAGGTAGTGGTTTTATATTGGCCATACTAATACAGATGTTTATATTTCCATTGTTTGATTTACACCCTAGTATATTTGATAGTATGGGTATCGCATTGATATTTACAGTAGTGTCAATGACTAGATCAGCATTATGGCGAAGATATTTTAGAAAGAGAAGACCATGACAATTGAACCAATTAGAAGAGCATTTATTATAGGCAATGGCGAGTCACGTAAGGACTTTGACTTGACAACATTAAAAAAGCATGGTAAGATATATGGTTGTAATGCTTACTATAGAGATAATCCTTTACCAGATGTATTGATTGCTGTTGACAGCACAATGACACACGAAATATATCACAAGGGTGTTGCACATAAGATACCTTGTTACTTTAGAGAGTGGACTAAATGTCCTAACTTCATGTATGATACAATGGTGCTAGGCATGTTACATACACAAGACAAAGACAAGGCAGATAGTTTTATAACGAACAAAGGCCCAACTAATTACTATGTTATGAATGCCCATACAATCAAAGGCAACGCAACAATAAGAAAAGAAGACGGTACGAAGTATAAGAAAGATATTGACAATACCCACATTTATGTGTCTTGGATCACAGACGGCGATAAGACACAAGAATGGGAAGACCCAGGATATCATGCTGGTGCAACAGCAGGTTATATTGCTTGCAAGTATGATACAATAGACGAAGTGTATATGATAGGTATGGATTTGAGATCGGATACAAAAATGTTCAATAACATTTACAAAGGCACTAAAAACTACTCATCAGCACATTATGAACCTAGTCCTACAGGCGTATGGGAAGCAGAGTGGTTACGAGTATTGAAAGACAACCCTAAAGTGTCATTTTATAAGGTAAACAAGGCAGATGATGACAATACAACTAATCAAAAACTACTAGGAAACGAGAAGAATTTAACATATATTACTCAAGCACAGCTGCTTGACAATATCAGTAAATGGTGATACAATATTATAATGGTTGAGTATGTTGCCAGTATAAATAATAGTAATACTTACATTAATACAAATACGTACAACAATATATACAAGGAGAAAATACAATGTCAAGTGCATTAGAAGCCCTAAAGAAGTCAAAGTCAAACTTTGATACACTAACTAAACAGTTAGAAAACACAATCGAACAACCCGAAAAGAAAAACAAGTACCAAGACGATAGGTTATGGAAACCCGAACTTGATAAATCAGGTAATGGTTATGCCGTGCTAAGATTTTTACCAGCAATTGAAGGTGAAGATATGCCATGGCAAAGAGTCTGGAATCATGCGTTTCAAGGACCAGGTGGTCAAAAGGACCAGGTGGTCAATGGTATATTGAAAACTCTTTAACTACACTAAACAAAAAAGATCCTGTGTCTGAAGAAAATACTAGACTATGGAATACTGGCATAGAAGCCGATAAAGAAATTGCTAGAAAAAGAAAAAGAAAGTTATCTTACTATTCAAATATTCTAGTAGTATCTGATCCAAAACATCCTGAAAACGAAGGTAAAGTTTTCTTATTCAAATTTGGTAAAAAGATATTTGATAAGATTACAGAAGCAATGAACCCAGCGTTTGAAGACGAGAAGGCTGTTAACCCATTTGATTTTTGGGAAGGTGCAAACTTTAAACTAAAAATCAGAAAAGTTGATGGTTATTGGAATTATGATAAATCTGAATTTGAGCAACCAAGTAGAGTAAAACCTACTGATGAGGAGATTGACAAAATA